AGATTAGCTTGCTAATAATGTCCGCGCATATTTGCAATTGATCGCTAGTTACATCGTCCTCAAATTCACGCTCCATGCCGGACTTATCTAAAAACCAAAGCGTTAAATTATATACTTGCTCACGACCTATATTCAAGCTTCCGGTGTTAACACCAAAGCAAGCAACGGGAAAAACCGGTTGCTCACTTGCGAAAAGCCACTCTCTCGGCGTTGCTCCCTTTATGCTCTTTATCATTGCATGGGTGCTTAACGTCGCTTTTATGGTTTTTATTACTTGGTTGTAAGTCATTAAATTTTTGTTTTACTTTGTCAATAAACTCGCGTTTATAACTGCGTATCTTCATAAGGGTTGTTAATATTATATGGCAAATCAAGATTGCTAACTTTACGTCTACTATTACGCATACCTAAATAAATAGGCGATGTGTAAGCTTGAATCTGCGGAGCAATTACATCGTAGCCGCCACCAATTTCAAGGTATTCTTTAAACATGGTAGAATTTTCGCGAAGATAATCTATTAATCTTTGCTTATAAAATTCCCCGTTGCTCATATACTTACGCTCTAATAATTCAAGCTGGCCCTTACTTGGCGTGTTACTCTCTTCGCTAGACTTTTGCAATACGCCCTTGCTAAAAAATTGGAAGCTAGTGCTTACAACCATTTCCGCAATCGTAAACCAAAGCAACGCATCGGTTATGTAATTGTCAAGTAAGTTCTTTTCGTTTTGGCTTAAATCCCCGATTTCGATTCCGTCTTGTAGTCTTTTATAAAACGTGCTACCTAAAGCCGGCAAGATGTATTTATCTTGCGCTAACTTAATAACCGGCTTTATTTGCTTGCCATCGATGGCGTCGCTTACGGCCGTGCGGCTTTTAACCAAGGTCTCGTTTATAAAAAGTATGTTTAAACTCATTGCTTATTTTTTTCTAGTTACTATTTTTACATCCCAACGATGGCGGCAATATGGTCTATGGTTGCCGTTAGGCTCCGTGAACCAACCGCCGCGACGATCCCAAACCGAGTAGCCTAAACGCTCCGAAATATTCTCAATGTCCGCACGGCTCCAAAGCTTTGTTTTAGCTAGTTGTAACATACGCGCGCAAAATGGTCTATTCTTACTATCTTCCGGCCCTTGGTAAGTATATCTTAAGAGTACCTCGGTCTTAGTTGCCTTGTCTCCGCCAGGGATTTTTTTTAGCGGCTCGGTTAGTTTTCTTACAACCGGTGTATAATTAGGGGCTAAAATACTTATCGCAAGACCGGTTTGCGTTAAGTACCCCTCAAGCTTTAGCGCCTCTAATGCATTATCTATTTGCTCCACGCTTTTGTTTAACACCTTGGCCATAACCTCCGGCGTTACACGTTTGTCCTTGCTTATTAAATCAAGCACGTTTGCTTTAAGAACGTTAATTTCCTCGTCGGCAAACTTTTCGTAGTTTCTAGCTTCGTGGGTTTCTATTACCTCAAAATCGTTAACATCGTCGCCACATGCCGCAAACTCGTTTAATAACAATTCGTCTTGCATTGAGGCAAACGCTTGCTCCGTTGCCGGATCTTCGTCTACGCCTAAGAACGTATTAACGTCATCGTCGGTAAATCCAAATCCATTTTTAAGCATTAAGCTTGCTTGCGCTTTGTTGATCTTACCATTTGCAAATTGGCGAACTATACGCATCACATTTTGATGCTGGCGTCCGCTTAAATTTGTAAGCGTTGCATTTGCTTGCACCGGTTGCGCTATCGGTGTACCGCTTGCATCGGTTGGCATTTCACTCTTTAAGCCTAATTTCTCGCGGATTTCATCCCTTGTCATGTTAGCGCTCATTACCGCTTCACTAAATTCAAAGCTTAACGGCTCAACCGGAATAATAATATGCTCGCCCTCGATACCGGCTAAATTCATAAGCTTACTAAAAGTTACCTCATGTTCTTGCTGGCGCTCGTTAACGTATGTATTTTGGAATATTTGATAAGCGTCTCTAATTTCGCTACGGCCTCCTAATTGTCCTTCGGTCTTAATACCAAATAACATCGGGCTTGTAACTTGATGACAACTAAATATTTCTTGTTGTATTAAATTATTGACGTTAGTAAAGTCTTCTTTTGTTAAACTTGTCTCGCCAAGGTTTACGATGTCTACGGCGTTTTCCTTACTAGGGTTAAACGCTATAACTACGCGGTCGCCGTCGTGGTTAGTAAACTTACGCTTTAAATCGGTTTCAACGTCGGCTTGTTCCTCTTCTTGAGGTAGGCCGTTATTAAAATTGATTAACTTAGTAGCGACAAAGTTATGCTTGGCGTTACCTAAAATGTGGCGGCTTACTTGAATATCACTTTCGATATAGTTTAAACCTTGAAAATAACTTGGTAAAGGATATACATCGCTTTTAGGGTTGTATTGCTTTACAAATAAGATTTGCGGCCCACTAGGATCGTTTACATTAAACGCCGGATATTCTCTCGGCTTTTCTTTAAAGTCGCTTAGGCTCCAATCGTTTTTAACATAGAAAGTAGACAAGTCTTTGCTTGCTCTTACCTTTTGGAACTCAATATGAAATACATCTTTAATTTTACCTAACGCATTATAAATAATTTGTAAGTAAAAACCTCCATGTAATTCATCGTCTAAAATAGAACGCTTTAAGATTTGGTTCCAGGTCTCGCCTTGCGTGTTGGCTTTTTGAGTTATATCCTCAAAACCCTTGCCATAAATGTAGTTGACCTTACCTTTAATAATAGCGCCGTGCTTAGGGCTTTCGCCATATAGGTCTATTAAATAGGTTGGGTAGTTGTTTTTTTCGCCGAATTCTACGTAGTTACGGCCTTTTTTTTCCTCAAATTTAGGCTGCTGCGCTTGGTCGAATTGGACGTTAATAATGTTGTATGCTTTACTCACTTGAATAGGTTTTAAATTCGTTACATTGTTCCTCGTACACCGGATCTGCGCACTCCGCGGCTTCGTGTAAATACATAAAGCCCTCTTCAACTATGGCACCACTTAAGGCCTCTTTTTTATTCGTTGCACTTGCTTGCTCACGGATCTTATAACGCCAAGTGCCGGATTCTTGATTATCAAACACGGACTTTAATACTAATACTTTTTGGTACCTATCGTCGGTGCTTATGTTAGTCCCTACAAATATAACACTATCTTCGGTAGCACTAGTAAAAATAAATAAATATTTAGGGTTAGAAATTGTTGCCAATTCTAAGCCGGTAAATATTAAATTATTGTCCACCCCTTTATAAATATGTAACATTTGTTTTAAATTAAAAAACCCTACCCACACAATGTAGGTAGGGCATTATTAAATAACTATTAGGTAGAATTACCCAGCAGTCTCAAGCGCTGCACCTACGCTAGCGCTAACTTGTAAAAAGTCATCCTTTTCGATACCACTCAAAGTAATATTGTATCCGTTACGATCGCCCGCAGCGGTACCACTTGTTGATTCCGTAGAAGCTAAATAAAGGCCGTTAGCTTTACCATACATTCTATAAACTCCGTCCATGTCTAAAGTAACCGCTACCAACTTGTTTTTAGCAAGTGTACGTACTACGTTAGCCGTTGTGCTATCTCTTTTGTTTAAAGGGAATACAACTTGGTGTGTATAAAATACTGATCCATTCTCTTCGGATGCAGTTGCATTTGAACTTGTATTTGCGGTAGCACGTGGCACCTCAAATTTATAAAATCTTTTACCGGTTGCTTTAGTAATGCCGGTAACTAAACCGCTTACCTCTGCTACTGCGGTAATATTTCCGAACTCGGCTAAATATACGGCTTGTAAGCCTCCGATGTTTTCGCGGCAATCTATTGTATATCCGCTAGTAATTACACATGGCATGTTAAAAAAAGTTTAAAAAAAAGGCGGCTTATTCTACCGCCTTTTCTTGATTATTTATTAATTAGATAGTTGACTTGAACTTAACACAAAATTGTGTGTAAGCTACGTTAATACCTAATTTGAAAGCTACTCTATAACGAACTTCGTTGTTATCTTTAGAATACCAAATAGTGTAGTTATCTTCTTCAGCTTCTAAGTCAAACGCCATTGCGATGTTAGACAAAGTTGTTGCGTAGATATCGCCAGTTCCGTTTAATCCGTTAACCGCTACTAACTTAACATTAGTTCCTGGGATAACAAACATTTTGTCTGTATCGGCATCAACTTGATAGTTAAATAAGTTTAATGCTTGGTAAGCCATTACTGCTAATCTATAAGTATCAAAACCAACGAAGATATGTAAATCTTCAGCATCGATGATCTCAACTGGGATTGCTTTGTAT